ATCAGCTTGCGCTTTCTTGTTTTCAGTATCTGCTTCAACATTAGCTGTTTGAGCAGAATTCATACGTTGAGCTTGATAACTCTGAACAGCAGGAGTAATTGGATCCTGCATATTAGCCTGTTGACCACTAGGAGGTGAACCACCTCCTTGGGAATATGCAAGCATCGGATTTAATCCAGCTTTTTGCATATCAGTAACAGTAGTCTGATACCTAGAAGCAAACTGCTGAGCAGAGAAAGCGTTTGCTTGCTGGGCTATATTTTGTTGGGCTTCATTTCTTTCTTGCCCACCAATATATGATAACCCACCAGCGATAACACCACCTATTAAAGCATCATCAATACCGTACATATTAGAAGTGGTCGATTAGACCAGGTACAGAATACAAAGGCATAGGACGAGCAACGCGATTGTTAAAAAACATATCGCATAAAAACTGCTGTCCATTAGCAGAAGAACCAACAGCAACAATACGAGATACAGGTGGTGTATCTTGTATAAAAGTTGAGTTCAACGTAGGAAGGGACGTAAATTTTTGAGCAAGATGCCATCCGTCAATTGTCCCCGAAGATGTTGACTTGAACAAGCCAGAAATCTGAGAAGGATTGTAACGGTATTCAGCCCATCGCTCCTGATAACCAAAAACGTTTGAGTCGGCAGATGATCCATCGCAATAAATTTCCTTATTAAGAATTGCTTGCTCACCAAGCATTGCAAAAGCGGGGAAATAAAAATCGTATCTTGTAGAACGACTCCACATCTTACGAATACCTTGCTGGTATGTAAGATCAGCACGCACAGAAACTAACCCGATAATGACACCATGTTCAACAAACGATTGTGTGAATCCATGGCCATGCGCCAAACCCGTACCCATAGCCGCCAGGTTGCCAAGCGGAGTAGTCGTACCGCTAGCGTTCGTACCAGAGGTTTGAGCAATCGGATTGATTGTAATCGGAGTAGAACCACCACCAAGATATTCAGGACGTTGCAGACGGGCGTCAGGACTAATAACACCAAAGTGAGAACGAATAATTTCAGTGTAACGAGTACCACCACGAGCATCCCTTTCTAGTAATCTTTGAATCTGGAAAGATTGGCGCAACTGATTAACAGTTGCAGCTGTAGCAGCTGATAAATCAGCATATAAACCTGTAGAAGTACCAAAGCGTAAAGAACCGCCATTAGCAGTACCAGAATATTGAACAGTACCAGTAACACCAGAATTCAAATATAAATAACGATCAGTAGTGGTATCAGTATTAGTACGGAAATCAATAGTATTGTTGTTAGAAATAATAGGAGCAGAAGTACCTAACGGCAAAGTAACAGCGTTACCCTTTTGTGTCCAAGGTAAAGCACCAGTAAAATAATCTTTACGTTTACCGCGACGCAACAAAGTATAATTAGCAACTGTATCAGGGCCATCACCCTTATCTACAACAACAGAATTTTGCAAGTTTTCGTCACGGAACCACTCATTATAAATAAGGTTATAAGCACGAGTGAAAAAGGCACAATGGCTAACAGTATTACTACCAGCAACTTGGCCAACTGTTGGAAGACCCATATAGTCTTGCAACGAACCAACTGTATAACCTCCAGCTGGAGAAACTTGTTGAGGAACAACATAAGAAATTGAATCTCCCGGATTGTTTTGCTCACCCATAAACTTTTGCCAATTGTTCCAAATCAATCTATTAGGAACAAAGAAAAAGAACGAGTCCAAAGTCAAATTGTCCATCGTTGGATACAAAGGAGTAGCCAAACGAGCAAACGCAGTCATATGCAAATTGAACGTATCACCAGGCAAAACCTCATCCACATAAATCGGTACAAGATATCCAGCGTCAAAAGTAGTCTTATGAGTCTTTTGAATCATAAAAGAAGACCGAGGAATATCGGCCTTAGGAACCATAGCAAACTGGTGTAAATCAACAGACTTATTCATGTGCATAAAACTCTCCCGAGGGGGGGTACCCTAAACATGCCTGTTTAGGATACCTATAAGGTTAAGAAGACTTGGCAGACTTACCAAGCATCAACATACGAGGTGAATCGTACATAGAAATAATACCAGTATTGTCATCGTAAGTACCTAAACCATAAAGATCAAAATCATCTGAATGATTAAATAATTGGTTTGCATCATCTTTACGATTAACTTCATCCATAAAAGAACGAATAGCAACATTATCAGTAGGAACAAAAAAAGGCTGTCCGAAACAATCGGCAGCGCGGTCTTTAACCGCAACAACTATCTTTAACATAAGTACCTCAATCAATAAAACGTGGAAGTTTAGATAACTTAGAACGAGCAACTATTTCACGAACAGCTAAACGCTCAGAAGTGTTATCCGCTTGACGCTTTAAAGCGTCTACATAACGATGGTGCTTAATCTCCTCCATTTCAAGAGGGAACTCATCAGAAAATTTTCTATCATAAAATTTAGGAGGTTTAACTTTCTTTCCATTAATAACAACATAATCATGCGGATAAATATCATCCTTAAAAGAATTAAACCAATCAAAGCCAATGCCTGGCTTTAACGACATTTTATTAAACTCTGGTCTAAGATTAACAATCTCACCAGTCTCCATATTAGTGGATTCATAATAATTGTCTGCCTCCTTACCAGTGACTTTCTTCATTATGTATCGTGCGACGTAAGCAGCACTTTGAAAATTGACATCACCAATAGAGGAATAGCCAAAAGGCCATAACTCCTCAAGTGATTTAGAACGATAAATCTTAGAACCCGCTGGGGTACGTTTCCATAAAGTTTTATCAGGAAAATCGAAGTTGAAGATACATGCATGGTAATGAGGCCTTCCATATTGTTCACCATACTCACCCGCCATGTAAAAACGAATCGGGTAAGGCTCTTTTAGATCTGGATTTTTACCCAGCTCTAAACCTTTAAAACGTTTTCGCAAACGTTTCATGAACTTTTGAAAATCTTCGTAATGCAGACTTCGGTCTGAAGGAAGATGATCATCATCATATGTAAGAGTAATGAACGAATTGTGTTTATACAAACTTGCTTCGTGCATACAACGGCACGCCCACTGGCGTGACCTATCAAGGCGACACCCTACACACTGCCCACAAGGCAACGTAAGCGTTTTCGCCACATCGAATTTCTTCGATTCATACCAGACGATTGATCCGTCGGTAGTTTGATAGGCTGTAAGGGGCTTGAAACAAGCCATTTAGAAACGATAGCCACCTCGTTGAGGTGGAGGTGCCATATTAGCCATTTTTGTCTTAGAGGCGTGTTTACGGAATTGCTTAGCACTTTTATGCTTAGATACCGGTTTACGATGCAGAGGGGTCATATGAATACTCCAGTTTTGTAGTTAACGGTGTCACCTAGCACAGTTACATCAAGTAGAAACTGTGCTACCCCCACCGTTTTCGGTGGGGGTTGATACGGATACAGGATCCGTAATTGGGGGGTTAACAAGCCCCAATTTGATAGCTTCTTCACGATTTTGTTCAGAAGCAAGAAAATCGATCAGCGCAGCTGGATCGTTATTAAATCTTGCCCGCAATTCAGCGGGCAAAGACATAAAGTCTTCCCTCGCAGAGGCAACCGCATTCATAGCAGAATGGTAATCGGTGACAGCAGTAAAGTCACCGTATCGTGGTTGCTTGTCAGCAAAGGGTAACTCGCCTGTAAGGCCAAATCTTGCCACGATAGTATTAATATCAGCATCTTCTTTTTGATGCTGTTGAGTAAGCGAAGGATCTTCGCAAGTAAGCGCTGACTCATCAGACGCAAGATCAGTATCATAATTATACGGAGTACGAAGAAAAGGAGGTTTAAATTTCATTTAGAAAACCTTAAAAATGGTTTAATCATTTCAATAATTGGTTGTAATTGTCTTGAAGTACGACCAATATTATCTAATTCTTTAGCAGCATCAATATCAAGATCAAGAAGTGTAGTCTCCGACTTTAACTTCTTTACAGTAGCTGCAATTTGTGCACGTTGTTGCACTTGAGTCTCACCTTGCTGAGCGGCCAATGCAGCTTGCTCAGCCAATAACTGAATCATATATTTTAAACGTTGCCCTTCAATAGGCACGTTCTTAGTTTCTTCAATAATCTTTTTTGTATTCTCTTGAATAAGAGAAGTATTAGCAGTAGCTTGAGAAGCTGATGACCAGGCTTGAGCAGCCTGGCCAGCTATCAAATCAGCTTGCGCTTTCTTGTTTTCAGTATCTGCTTCAACATTAGCTGTTTGAGCAGAATTCATACGTTGAGCTTGATAACTCTGAACAGCAGGAGTAATTGGATCCTGCATATTAGCCTGTTG